TCATGCCCAGATTTCGTAGCCATTTTCATAACTTGCGTATCATTAACTATTCCCGATTGTCTCTCAAAATCCACGCCGCATGTGGACAACTCATCTAGCACATCAATAGCTAGTTTGAGTTCCTCACAAAACTTGCTTTGTGGAGAAGCTGGTGTGGACAATACCCTATCCGGGGTATTGCGCACAGTTGATGCATTTTGCCCAAAGGCAATATCTGCTTCAGCATCTTGGCAGATTTCTATCAAACATTTATAAGTACAGTTTTGTCCAATTGGCTTTATTTAAACCCATCATGCGCTCCAATTATACGCAAGTGGGGTGTGCCTTAAGTGATTAGAACCCGACATGGTAATTCACTAAAACGCGTGCAAAGCCTATGAATATGCAACAAGAACACAAATTTACATAACACGGTATCCATATACACACATGAATTTTGCTTAGCCTCAGATTTCAAACTGGCACTCGTTTAAGGTCGGAGTTGGACCATGCGATCCTAAATATATACAATTGGATCGTCTTGCGAGAGCATAAGTGTCAATTTACTCTGTTGCTTGAAAATGGAATACCACTTCTTGTGATCCCTTTTATTCTTAACAACAAGGTAATTATGATTGGGTGTAACCAAAATACCACAATATGATACATCTGGACGAACTGCATGTAAAGCTCGAACACTACTTAGAACTTGTTTAAATCCTTTAGCCTTAGCTATTGACTTCTTTGTTTCCTTAATCTCAACGACTAGGACATAACATTCTCCATGTAGAGTCTTTTCAAACAACATGTCAATATCGCCAAATGTTTGATGTGCCATAGGTATATCCCTACCAAGGAGAGCCATTGGAACACTATGAGCAACTTCAGCATACAAATCTCGTGGTTCTTCACCACTTTGTTTACCGAATTTCTCTTCAGCTTTATCCAACTTTTCTCCAAGATACTTTTCTCTCCATTCAGCAACACACTCATCAAAATCAACATCCAACCTCGTACAAATATGAGCAATATCACACTGTCGTGCAACTTCACTCAATTCACTCCTCCTTTTCTCATAGACTTCTCGTCCATGATTAAAGAATTCACGCAAGGCAGTGTCGATATTCTGAGCGCATGCTTCTTCTTCCGTCAAAGGAGACTTCTTACCTCTCATAAAACAATGAAGAGACTTGAAAATTGACTTCTCCAAAAGGGAACCCACACTACATCCAATTTCTGGAATGTATTTGTTTGTCCTTTTTAGAAATTCAAAATCCTCTACAGGAAGAAAATCAACCAATTCACTTTCCTTGTCGGGCATAGTATAAACTTGCCCATGTTTTCCAAGAAACTCTGACATACCCTTGATGGTGAACGTATCACAATCTGGGTGCACAGAGCCAACATTATCGTCGCCATACGTCATGAAACTGACTGCATCACGAAATGAATCATGTTTAATCTTAGGATTACTGAAATAATAAACACGAGCGTTCAAACTGCCCATGATACCATTCAGCACTGCTGTAAGGGAATTACCACTAATATGGGTTCCCTCAGTTAGACCTATCAATGAACCATTGAAAGCAATTTTGGCAAATGCAATATCTGCGCTCATAGCCTCCATTATGGTCAAATCTCGCTCACTATAGCCAGCTTCACGTGCAAAATCAATAAGCACTTTAAGCGCGGCTAATACGAGCTGGGATGGAACTTTTTGATCATATTTTCCGTAGTCACCTCCTACAATGCGATTTTCGCCAAATTTGGT